GCAGCAGAAGGGTTTTCGCCAACTTGGTATCCGCACTTATACAGACTAAAACTTAAACAAATTGTTGACAGTCAAGAATACAAAGACATTCTTGATTTGCCCGCAAGCGAAGATTATCCGGAAGATGGAACACTGCGTGATGTATTAAGTACATTTGAAGCAGAAATGAATGTCAATAATGCAGTAGTTGCAGAAGCAGAAGCAAACACTCCCAAAAGCGGTTATGACGTTGATGAAAATTATTATACACTTGCAGTAGATGAAAATACTGGTAGAAAAAAAGTACAACAGGTTGCAGAAGATGGTAGCACAATTACTGATAGTGCAACTCCTACAACACACGGATATAAGGGCTTATTAATAGGTGACGAATTTGCACCGAATGGTAGTAACTTTAGTAGCGGTATTAGCTTTCCGCTAGACAGTGTAGAAGGAGATTACTTCCTAAGAACAGATTTTTTACCACAACGTATGTTCCGATATGACGGCAGACGTTGGCTGAAAGTACATGATGTTAAGAGAGCTCCAATGAACAACGGAACAACACAAACACTACGTGGATCATTTATTAATGATGTAGATTCGTTCATTTACGATAAACATATTGCACAAGATTTTGTACGTTTAGATGTAGGCGATACCGTTATCAATACCGAGATCGCATATATGACTGCAAAATATGTACAATTAGAATACACAACAGATACCGGTGATGGAGCATTAAGACTAAATTATGTTGTTGCAGATAACGCAGGTATGATTACTAGTTATGACGATAATGGAACAGCTCGTGTACGTATTACACTACCAGCTGGTGCAATTAAAGATGAAGGACTATATAGTCTAACATTACACAACGAAAGAACACAACAGCGTCAAGCACTATCACAAGTATTAAAACCTAAGGCAGATAACTAATGGCTGAACATTTTTATGACGGACAGATAAGAAAGTATCTTGTACAAATAATGCGGTTGCTTAGTAACTTTAGTTATAAAACAGGCGACGGTACTGAAAAACAAGTACCTGTATTATACGGAGATTTAACCCGTCAAGTAGGATCTATTCTAAGAGATAATTCAGAAAACAAAATTCCTAGTGCGCCTCGCATGGCTGTTTATATTACAGGTTTAGAGCTTGATAGAGATCGCACAAGCGATAGCAGTTATATAAACAAACGTCACGTAAGGGAACGTGCTAAAGATTCAAACGGTGATTATACAACCGAAGAAGGGCGCAAATATACTGTCGAACGTTTAATGCCTACTCCATATAAATTAACTGTAAATGTTGATGTATGGAGTACAAACACTGACATGAAGTTACAGATTATGGAGCAGATATTGATGCTGTTTAATCCTAGTTTAGATATTCAAACAACAGACAATTATCTAGACTGGACTAGCTTAACTACTGTGATGCTAGAAAGTGTAAACTTTAGTAGTCGTGCTATTCCAGTAGGAGTTGACAGTGAAATTGATGTTGGACAAATGACATTTAGTACACCAATATATATTAGTCCTCCTGCTAAAGTTAAACGTCTCGGTGTTGTTACTAATATTGTTACTAGCATATTTGACGGTGATGGTTATTATGACTTTGAAAAAATGCTCGAAGGTACTAATCTGTTTAGTATCGGGGGTGCCACACAACCATACCCAATGGAGGGTGCTGTAGACAGCGACAAAGTAGTTGATACAGGAGCAAAGCCGAGTGACGGTGACGGAGTACTTACTCCAAGAAAACAAATTACAAGAACACAAACACCTATAGTTAAAAATCCGTTACAACATCGTATATTAATACTTAATGGACAAATTCAACTTCTAGAAAACGGATTACCAAGTAATACAGAATGGACTGACTACTTTGATGAAATACCTGGTAGATATAAGCCGGGATTAAGTATAATGTATTTTAGAAAACCAGATATTAGTGGATTAATTGCAGGACGCATCACAGTTAACGAATTAGATCCAACTAAACTTGTAATTGACTGGGATAAGGACACCTTACCAAGCAACGATACAATAGAAGGACCTGCACGTAATACAAACCAATATTCAAGCGTTGACTATATTGTTGATCCTTTAAGATATGATCCAAAATCAGATACTTCAAAAGCAGGAGTACGCTTATTAATATTAGGTGCAATAGGCGATGCTGATAATGCAGACGGCGCAGATGCTTGGAAGAATACAGATAACACAGACTTTGTTGCAGGTGCTAATGACATTATCGAATACGATGGTACAAATTGGCACATAGTGTTTGATTCAAGTCAAGACTATTTGCCTTATAATGATGAAACAATAGAAACATTATATACTACAAACTTAAATACCGGCGTACAATACTACTGGGACGGTGAACAGTGGTTATTAAGCGTAGACGGTGAATATGCCAAAGGTGACTGGGTAATTGAGCTAGACGGCTAATTACTAGTATGAACAAGATAGTTTGCAGTGGTGCTCTCTTTTATGCACTTAATACAAAACGTTTTTTATTTCTACATAGAGCTGGTGGAAAAACTGCCGGTACTTGGGGTCTTGTAGGCGGCGGTAACGAAAAAGGTGAAACACCATTTGAAGGACTTACTCGAGAAATACAAGAAGAAGTAGGCAATCTACCTAAATTTGTAAAAACAATACCATTAGAAACTTTTGTATCAAATGATGAGAAGTTTAATTTTCATACATATCTAGTTGTAGTAAAAGAAGAATTTTTACCAAAACTAAACAAAGAGCATAACGGATATGCTTGGACTAGTTTTGGCCATTGGCCAAAAACATTACACCAGGGCTTGCGTAACACATTACAAAACAAAACTAATCTTGCTAAATTAGAAACTGTTTTTCAAGTCATAGATCTATTAGAGGAATAAATGAAAGATAATATTCAAAAAACAGATTACGGTTATGATGTAGTATGGACCGATAATGAAAATTATTGTAGTAAAATATTAGTATTCGAAAAAGCACAAAGTCAAACTCGTTTACATTTTCACAAAGACAAACAAAAAAGTTGGTTTGTAAATGCAGGAAAGTTTGAAGTACAATGGGTTGACCCTAAAGACGGAAAAGCATATTCAAAAGAACTACCTGAGGGAAGTGTATTCGAAGTGCCACCTTTATTACCAGTTACATTAAAAAGTTTAGCTGATAACAGTGCTATGGCAGAAACTAGTAATAGTAATGACCCAGAAGATTATTATAGATTAAACTAATGAAACAACTATTCGACTATCCTCAATTAAAAAGAGATCTTGTTAGATATCAAGAAGCAATCGATCTTGTCCCCAATGAAAGACTGAAAGAAAAAAATCAAAAAATTTTTAATCAATTAAAAGCAGCATTAAGAAGAATCGAAAATGGACACGATACATCATACAGTCAACATATAAATCCCGGAATGCTTAGAGATACAATTATAGAAAGCGTTGATCTAAGACAACAACTTGAAAAATTAGTTAAAGACGTAAAAGATCTTTAAGCCTGCGCTTCGCCCCATCTTAACAAAATATTACCAGTTGTTGCTACACCGCTAACTTTATAAACGTTAATAGCTAGTACGTCTGGACCATTTGGAAACGCACCTCTACCACCTAATGTAGTAGTTGTTAGTTCTTTCAGTTCACTTAGATCAACACTAGCAAGTTCTCCTGGCTGTGCGATAAGCGAAAAAACAGTTTCACCTGGTTGCCCGTATGCAGAGGCACCTAACGTAAATGTTACTGTGTCTGGAGCAGTTCCATTTAGTGTAGTATTAGAAGCATTGTTAAATTGTACTTCTACATAATTAGTACTACCAAAGTTTTTCTCTTCCACAGTAGACACAATAGTACCAGCAGGCCAATTAGTATCACTAACATCAACTGATGTTCCTATAGTAACTCCTCCTGAACTATCCCAGCTAGTTTTACTAAAAAATGCTCTCTGAGTTTTTGCTTGCTCTGTCGGGTAAGTGAACGATAGACTAAGCGCACCTGTACTGTAATCTATACCTTCATTAGTTGCACGATTGTCAAAGAACAACTGTCTATCTCCAAATTGTGTATCTAGTGCACCAATTCTAGTAACCCTTCTTCCATTAAATGGAGTAGTATTACAGATCATACCTTCTCTTAATCCTTGAGACTGAATAGTGGTATCTAGTACCCATACATAATCATCTCTGTTGGTTCCTCTAGCATCAACTTCAAAACTGTTAGTGATTCCAGTAACAGACATATTGCCTTGCCAATTGACATTAGCTGTTATTTGTGTAGCGCCACCCGTCCAGTTGATACCGCCACCTGCTGCAACTTGTGCAAATGATGGCTGACCACCTTGTGCTAGTGTGCTTAGGCTCTGCCATGCAACATCGCCTGGATTAGCAGGATAGTTTCCTGGATTAATTACACCTTCAACAACAATGCCGCCTGTAATTTGATTATTACTGCCGTCGATACCGTCGCTAGTAATTTCTAAAGATGAAAGTAATAACTGCGCTCTGTTTAGCAGTTCGCGTTCACCCAAGTCTCCGATAATAGCATTTGAAACACTTGGTGCAAGTCTAAGCATAAACGCTGTCTTTTTAACAGTATTAATTTCAATATTTGTTTCAGGGTAACTAAAAATGTACCCACGATCGTTGTCAAATTCGCCGTCAATTAAGTAAGCAGAACCCCAGTGACTAATAATAGGACTTGTTGTACAACTTATCAATACTACACCTTCTTTATCAGCATGGGTCGTTGCATCAATTCCGGTGTATGTTCTAGTAGAACCGCCTGCGAAGTTCTGTAAACTGCTTCCCCTTGTACATCCAGTTAATGTGTTACCAGACTTTCCTGTATAAGTAATTACTTCGTTGCCTATATACACTGTACCGTTTGTTGGGAACTCGCTTGCATCTTTAAGTGTAATAGTGTTTTGCGATGCATCAATTGCACCATTTAATCTTGATCTAGCTCCTTCATTAAGAACTTCGTATCTCACAGGCAAGTTACCAGTACGCATATATGCTTCTGTATTCAGGTTGTTACCTTTTAATCTGTGACAGAAAATATAGTTACCATCCGGACCACGCAGCATCCAATCAATAAAACCTGCACCGTACCATGTAAACTGCACACCGATCATTTGCATTTTTGTTATGTCAATTTCGTATCCTGAAGGACCAGTACCGTCACATTTATCTAAGTTCCACTCGCTTTGGGGGATTAGTAAGTCTTGTACTTTAGCAGCTTTAGTTGCACTAATACTTGTTACACCTCTAAATGCAGGAGTTATAGTCATCGAAGTGTTATTTGTTATAGATGAAACTACGTGTGTCATTCCTTTTATAACAATTCGATCACCTTCTTGCAACTGATCAAGAAATCTAGTATTTGTACCAGTAACTGAATTTGAATCTACATTAACTGCCAGCGTTCCTGCAAGCTGATAAGTTGAACTTCGACGTCCTACATATAATTGGTTTCCATCGTATGCCCAAAAAATTCCATTTTGATCGTCAAAACAACCAGAACGAACAACAGCACCGTGCCATTTATAAAGAGCTACTTGACAATCAAAACCAATAGTTGCAGTTGTAGATCCTAAAATATTTTGCGCATTAACTGTAAATCTACGTTCGTCTAAAATTTGGTTTACTACGTAATCGCCGTTATAACCAACTGTTTCTACACCTGTTAGTCTTACAGTTGCACCAGATTGTAGTCCGTGATCCACATCATCTGTAGTAATAGTAATTGTACTTTCAGTAGATGTACCTGTAGAAGTTATTGATGCAACATTAAAGCTAGGAGCAAATAGAGCACCTGTGTTGTACATAGCGCCTTTACCAGATTGATATCTAATATACTTTTTACTCATACGTATTGCATGAGCACCGTGTTGCGGGCCGCCTGTGCCCAATTGTACACCGCCATCAAATGGTCTGTGCGTAAAGAATGCATCTGGTCTAATATAGATATTACCTCTTAATGTTTCAGTTGCAGTATCTATAGTTCCTGCAGATCTAGCTTGATATCTAATATTAGTAGCGTCGACAATTTCTTGTATAAAGAAAGGCCCTGTAGCAAGATCGTGATTTGTACCGGTTGTAGTAATGTCTGCTAGAATAGTTGCTCCTGGAACAAGTCCGTGAGGAGAACTAAATTGCACATTAATTGTTGCGATTGCAGAATAAGGTATATTTGCTGCAACTGCAATATCTCCTGTAGTTGCTGCTGAAATGCCCACTCCTGCATAAATATCTATTTGGTTACCTCTAACCGCAGTGCCACTTACAGTAAATGTGTTGACGCCGCCGAGGATTGTATTAATTTCATCTGTTTGTTCTACAGTAATCGTAATAGTCAAATCATTAGTCGGAGAACCTCCGCTAAGATTTTCACCGGAAATTAAAAATCTATTTCCGGTGTAAACACCTGTACCAGTTGAAGCTACGCTAGTTGCTACATAAGATCCTCCGCTGCGTGTAACTTGAACAGCCGCATTTGATATATTCGGATTAGCAATTTGTGACGATGCTACTCCAGTAAAACTTCCTGATCCTGCAGGAGTTGTACTATTAATTACTCTAAACGCAGTAATTGAACCTCCAACAACAGTGTCAACTGTAACGATAATATCGTTTGTTGTATCAGTTCCGCCTAAATTACTTCCTAAAATTCTTAGTGTATCACCTTGCTGATAGTTTGATCCGCCAGCGTTTACAGCAACTGATGTGTATGCTAATCCGTCGCCAGGATCAGATGCAACTACATCAAAAGTTGCGCCTGTTCCAGTTCCTACAATATAGTTATTACTTGACAATGCAATGTTAGCAAATGTTTGATCATCACCTATGTAACTAGTTTGTACAGGTCTACTTAATGTAAGTGTATCCCCTTCGACTGAAGTAATAACTGATTGTGTATTACTACCATCTTGTGTGTTTAGAAGCATACCTGCGGTAATAAGGCTAGTATCTGATACGCTAATGCTACTAGAACCCGTAGTAAAGTCATTTTTTACATATTCTGTAGTTACAACACCGGAGACATTAGTTGCTCCATATACAGCAGTAACTTGTGTTCCAGTAGGAATACTACTGTCTGATAGCGGAACACCAATAGGCGGCGCAGTTCCTGAAAAAGATATGTTAGTATCACCGCTCGGAGCTCGTAGAGTAGTTGTTATATTTCCCGAGCCACCTTGGCTTGCTACTGTAATAGTAGGATCAGGCAATGCAGCGCCTGTATAAAAACCACCTTTTCTTAATTGGGTATTAGTTGTAGCAAGAACAGAACCGTTTGAGCCTACTTTCGATTTTGCATAATAGGTAAAACTCGTTGTGCTAGGAATTGTTTGTACAATAAACGTTCCTTCTGCTCTATTGAATCCTGCAATACTAGATGATAATGCTCTAATAGTTATAACATCACCTATTGCTAATCCGTGAGGTGCAGTAGTAGTTACTGTAATTAAACTAGCACCAATTTCGCCGGTACTTATTGAACCGTCCGATACTACTGATTTAACACTTAATTCCGAAGCAGGAATTTCATATGTAGACGGGTATCCTCTTAAGGTACCAATTGCCTGCCATTTAGTTGGCTGAAGACCATATTCAAAGTCAGCGTCAAGCATAGCTTGCGGTTTACCAATCTTAACACGCTCCATTGCATCTAATGCAATTTCATTTAGTCTAACTTGTAATTCGCTTTCTTCAAAGAATATTTGTATCTCGTCAGTGGATGACATTCCGTCTGTACTAAATTTAAAATTAACAATAGTTGTGCCTTCGTTAACTTGTTCTGCACGTGGATATGCTTCAGAGTGACCTGAACTAAATCTAGTTTGGCCGCCTTTGGTTGGTTCAGCAAAGTTATAGATTACAGTGTTATCTGTAACATTTGTAATAATCAAAATATCTTCTAAACTGATTTTACCTAATATTTCGATGCGTCCTAGACCTACTTCAAGTGTAGGAAGATTAAGTAGTCCATTATCAATAACATCAACTATATTATCTAATAATGTAGTAACTCTAGTTGTAGTATTAGCTTCTGCTGTTAGTTCTGTAGTAGTTTGTGTTGCAGCAACCTGTTCTGGACTAGGATCTAATGTGTTTTGCAACACATATGTATTGATTAGATCTCTAATATGAGTTAAAGATTCAGTTTCAGCTACCCTATTACCTCTAAGTTGAGATACAGTTTCTCCCCAATATGTACCTGCTATTCGACGTGTTTCTTCATTTCCGTTGTATTGTAAATCAAATATAAGTGCATCAACTACTGCGGTTACTTGTGTTTCTAATTCTGTATAGTTATACGTAATTGCAGTATAATCTGGATTACTTGCTGTTACTTGATTTTGTACATAAGCTACTGCTTCTTTCACAATAAAAATTTTATTGTCTGTCAAAATGCTAACTGCATTAGGTCTAGCATTATCATTTAAACCTAAGCCAGGTTCAAATACGTATGTTTTAATTAGCTTCTTTGCCATTCTATTCCCTTATGCTCCAAATGCTACTGAAAATGCCAGTACGTTTGCATCTACATATCTCTTATTAGTTAAATGTTCTGCTGCTGTGGGAGCAGTGTCTGCGCTTACTGTCGATCCAACATTAATCTTTTCTGACACGCCAACTCCTCCGGTTACAACTATTGTACCAGTATTTATCGAAGTTGACGAGGTGCCTGAACTAAATGTGTTTGTTGCTCCTGCAACATTTAATTGTTCAGCTATACCAACGCCGCCATCTACTACCAGTGCTCCAGTTGTAGTGTCAGTAGAAGATGTTGTATCGTCAATGTTTATTGTACCTGATGTTGTAATACTCGCTGCTGATAAAACTTGTGTAGTTTTATTATATGTAAGTCCTGCATTGCCACCAAATGTATTGCTGTCGTTGAACTGTACGTATGTGTCATTTCCGCCCGGAGGTGTTCCGCCGCCGCCGCCAGCAGCACTAGCCCAATCTAAATTTCCCGAACCGTCTGTTTTTAAAAATTGTCCTGCTGCACCGTCCTGGGCCGGCAACACATAAGTTTTATCTTCTGTAACATTGCCCGGTGCTTTTAATCCAACAAAGTTAGAAGAATCAGTATCGTAAAATTTTACAATGCCTTCTGCTCTAAATTCTGCGCCATCACTTTCTGAAAGTATAGGTCCTGCCAAATACAAGTTCCCACCAATGCTTGCACCACCTCCAACTCTTAATGCACCGCTAGTTAAGTTAGTTGATTCTGAAGTGTTGTTAATAAACAGTGGATTAGTAATTGTTCCGCCATTAAAGTTTGCACCTGCTTCTGGTGTATATGCAACCCAACGATTAGATGATGTTTCGTATCTTAATTGTTGTAAGTTACTAGGAGTTGTAGCAGTTACATTTGTTAAGTCATCTAAAGTTAACGAAATTGTTGCTGTAAGTGTACCATTAACTGTTAAGTCTTGTAATTGACTGTCGCCTGTTACTGTTAAATTTGTAATATTAGCACTAGTGCTTGTAATTGCATCTGATTCAATGTTTTGTAAATCTAAACTAGTAGGTGTTGCTATAATCCAGGCTTCACCGTTCCATGTCCATGAGGTATTACCACTAGTAAATGTATCATTAAGTTGTGGATTTGTTGGAAAGTTTATTGCCATTTTTTATGTTCCTTAGAATAGTGATAATCTCTTCACTTCTATAATTCCTACCATTGCGCCATGTGACCGACATTGATATCTAAAATTACCTGCTGTTGTTTCATCTATAGTCCAATAAAGTGTTCCACTTGATTTCCCTTGTGCATTTGTACCTGTGCTTACAGTACCGTCTGATGCTACATGTGTTAACCCTGTATTATACGGATCTCCTTGTACATCTTGAATTTCAAACGGATGTCCGGGAATTGCATCTAAGTTAAAGGCTATTGTTGTACCTGAAATTGCATATATTCTAGGATTATTTCCTGAATAATGACTATTAAACGTATAAGCACTAGTACCGTTATTA